TAATAGAAACAAACACTTAAATAAATAATCTCCTAATATATAATGTGGAAGTGGTTTGGATATACTTACGAGAACAAAAGTGCTGTGCCGATTGCGGTGCGAGAGCAATTACGTAGTGTAGAACACTCAAAACCCGATGGATATAAGTCAAGTCAGTCATCTTCTATTAGATTTCCCACTCTGGAGGTCGGAAATAGAGAAATCTACGAGAAATCTACACGCAAATAGATTTGTAATAGATTATATATAGTAATAATTTATAAATTATTACTATCTAATATCTAAAAATATCTAATATATATTAGATTTCTATTAGATTTCTGCTATTTACCCTTTAGATTTCCTTTTTTTCCCTTTTCTCTCAATATATATTAATAGAAAACAATTAGATTTCCATTTACATTCATTTAGAAACTATTTTATTCTCTTTTTATATTATAATGTCTTTTACTTTTCAATCAACCCCTGACAAAGTCTATTACGATGTTGCTATCTCTAATATTGCTACCGTTGATAATCCACCACCACCACTTTATTTCAACGAGACACGTAATCAACCTTTCGTTACAGACCCTGAAAGTTATTATTTAAGCATCATCCGATTTACTTTAGATACACCCACATTACCTGTTATCACACCTGAAATACAACCTAATCAAGCAAACGCTAATCTTACTGTATATTCCGTCACGCTTCAATGGACTAACCCTGTTGCCCCATTTCAAACTTTTACTCAACAAACATTCGTCACTTACATCCCTCAAAATCTATCCATCCCTCAACCTGCTCCACCCTCTCAAACCGATACTGGTCTCAAAAACAACTCTCAAAGTTATTACGACATCTACAACTACCAGTATTGGATTTATTTAGTCAATATTACATTCACTACTTGCTTTAATGCTCTTAATGCTCAAGTCACAGGAGCAGGTCTCGCATTACCCTCTCTTAATAAACCTGTAATGAATTGGGACGCTCAACAGAATATAGCAATCCTTAACGCTGACATTGCTGGATACGACGACACTGCCGCTAACCACATTAAGATATTCTTTAACCCATCAATGTATAATCTCTTCAACAGTTTCCCAGTAAGTATCATTGGGTTCAACTCAATTACTTTAGGAAGAAATGTTAGGATTGTTACCAGTGGATTTGGAGGAGCAAATATTGTTCCCTATCCACCTGTTACACCTACTTACACTGCTCTTCAAATAGTTCAGGAATATAGCACCATCGCTCTCTGGACACCCGTTACTTCTATTGTATTTACATCTAACACTTTACCTATTGTCCCCAACAATATTTCGGCACCACTATTATTTTTGAACGGCAATCAATTTAGGAGCGGAGGCAATAACTCCAACATCGCTCAGGTTATTACCGATTTTGTTGCTTCCGAAGGAATGTATAAACCACAAGTCACATTCGCCCCTTCCGCACAATACCGACTTGTTAATTTAGTAGGAAATACCCCAATATATAATTTAGACATTGAAGTTTATTACAAAAACAGAGTTGGCGACCTTATACCATTTAGGTTAGGTTCTGGTTCTACCGCCACTATCAAAATCTTATTTACCAGAAAAGGAACGGAAGGAGACTTCAGCAATCTTCTTTTAGAAAGGTAGTTCCCTGACTTAATATTTTATTTATTTAGTTTTCCAAAATAAAATATTCTTATTGTATATATATAATGTCCGATTTCAGAACCGTTCTTATTGAAGACGCTCGTATTGCCGATATCACACCTACAGAAGTATTTGGAGTTCAGTCATCTGCTTCCCAATCCACCTATCAGCAGTTCCAAGCAGTTTCCGCATCTAATTCATCTATTGTATTTAACGTTCAGATACCCAGCGAAAATATTGTTATTGATAGACACGTCCTCTGTGCTTCAACTGTCTCCCTACAGATTACCGCTACCAACGTTCCCATCGGTGCTCAGGTATTTCAATACGGATTAACTGACGCACTTCAGGCGTTCCCTCTTAACTCTTTGATGACTACCGTTCAGGCAACTATTAACAACGTCTCTGTTTCCACCAACTTACAGGATGTTTTACCAATGTTGATGGTAATGAGCGACCGCAAAGTATTAAGCAGATATAACTCTCTTACACCATCTCTTCGTGATGCTCACTGGGGAGAATATAAAGATGCCCCTGCTACTAATGCTAACCCTCTTGCTTCTTACAACAACTCTTCTTACGATGAAGCGTTTGAACCTCGTGGTGCTTTCTCTCTTGACTTTTTACAGATTGACCGCTACGTTGCTGGTGTATATACTGACCATTCACCTATTTCTACTGCTACAACTAACGTCTTTAAGATTTTCTTGACTGTTTCTCTTACTGAACCTTTCCTTGCTCTTTCCCCTTTTGTGAATTGCGAACCCGAGATGAGTGCTGGTCTTGTCGGTGTGAATAATATGTCAATGGTGCTCAACATTGATAGCACTTGCCGTCGTGTTCTTTCTACTGCGAATAACTCTGTTGTTGGAGGTAATTCTTTAGTCGGTTATATTAGTAGTGTTCAACTTGGTTGGGCAGATGCTCCCGATGGTTTCTCTTCTAAACCAATCGGTTTTGAGAATACACGTCTTCTTTTCAACTTCCTTTCTCTTCAACCCGAACAATACGCTAAGATTTCTACCAAGAATGTTGTGCCTTACCTTGATTACCCTCGTTATTTAACCACTTTCAACTCATCACAAAGTGTTTCCGTTGGTGGAACTCAGGTTCTTACCTCCCAGTCCATTCAATTAAATCAGGTTCCTGATTTGATTTTGATTTGTGCTCGTGTGCCAATGTCCCAACAAAATCAGAACTACTCCAGTTCTTTCTTGGCAATTAGAAACATTAGTATCAATTTCAATAACGCTTCAGGTCTTCTTGCTTCTGCTACTCAGCAAGATTTATACAACCTTTCTTATAGAAATGGTTCATCCCAGAGTTTTTACGAGTTCAGAGGTCGTGCGGATGTGAATAACAACGCAACTGGAGGTGTTTCTCGTGTGCCAACAACTGGTTCTCTTTTGGCACTTAACCCTGTTTACGATTTCTCACTTCCCTCTTATTTGTCAAGTTCTTCACTCGGTCAATACCAACTCCAGTTCAATCTTACAGTTGAAAATCAGTTTGACTTTTCTATTGTTCCTGAGATTTGTATTGTCACTATTAATAGCGGTGTCTTTGCTACTCAGCAAGGAACGTCCCAAATCTTTACTGGTATTTTGACTAAGGAGCAGGTGCTTCGCACTAAGGAGCAGAACCCCGTGCCTCATCTTGCTTCAACGGAATATCGCCGTCTTGTAGGAGGCAAACTCCAGAATAGAGGAATGGGTTCTTTAGGTAAAATGGTTAAGGGACCGATGGCGGCAGCAGGAATGTCGGCGGCAGGAATGTCGGCGGCAGGAATGTCGGCTGGAGCAATGTGCGGTGCTGGAATTAGCGGAGGCAAAAAGTCCGTTTCCAAACTTGCCAAACATCTTGCCTAAGTTCTCTATTAATGAATATTGAGAAAACAGGGGGTATTTACCCCAAACAAGATAAATAGATTTAGAATATATTGTAAATCTTTTTATCTGTAGATTATATATAATGGAATTACCTATTTCCGATTACAACCGACTTATCTCTGCTAGAATACTTGACGGATACGAAAAACAAATTAACGTTCTTCCTCAACCTCAAATGCTCGGAGGAACGAGAATGAGAAACTTTGTTTTGGCAGGTTCTACTGAAAGCGATTACCCTGCTACTTTAGCAGTTGGACGAATGGATAGTGAACAACCCAAAACTCTCGGTGCTGAATATTTTTACAAGGATTTTGGCAAAGCATTTGACCGAAATGGACCCAATGCCTCTACGATGAGAGGCGAAGGCAGACACCGAAGCGATAGTTCCAGTGATGAGGAAATGGAAATGGACGGCGGAAACAAATCAGTCTTGAAAGGATTAAAGAAGTTTGGAAAAGCGTCTCTCCCTGTTGCCAAAGAACTCGGAATGCTTCTTGCCAAAGAAGGTATCAAACAAGGCGTTAAATCCGCAGCAAAAAGTTCTTCTGGAGCAGGACACCCTCACATTTTACCCATTGACCCAATGAAAAAAGGCACTCGCAAACCACGTGCTCCCAAATTACCTAAGGGAATGCCCGAAGTAGATGTGAAAGGAGGAGCGTTACTACGTAATGACCTTGCCGAATATCACTCATCCGTCTATCCACCTTCCCTTGCCTCCTACAACGCTGAAATGCCTATTGGTTCAAGAGGTTCTGGACGCAAAAAATCTGTTGATGCCTCTGCTCCAAAAGCAAAACGCTCTTCTGCCAGAGGAAAAATCGTATCGGAAGTAATGAAAAAGAAAGGTCTCTCCCTTGCCGCTGCGTCCAAATACGTAAAAGAACACAATCTCTATTAATTGATTTAGAGAAAACGTTAATAATGTAAATATATTAAAATAATAATATTACTTTAATATATATAATGCCACTTTTGCCATTTAAGAACCAACTTGATTTTAACCCAGATAGCGTCTTTAACGCCTCTAAAAAGATTAGGACTATTCAGTTGGAACGAATGAAAAATCCTATTGAAGACCCTGACCAAGCAGTGCTTTCTGCTCTACAATCAAAAAAACAATTAGAACAGACCTTTTTACAACTTGAAGGACTTGCTGGTGCTTATAATGATTTGGTTTTACGAATTACCAAGTATTTAGGTATTGTCTCCAGAAAAACCGAAAAAATTGTTGAAGAGGGATTTTCCAGCAAAAAAAAGAAATCTAGAAAATCCAGAGTAGAAGGTGAAGAAGCAGATGATGAAACCTTTTCTGACAGATTTAATCAAGACAAACCTTCTAATCGCTTTACCCCTTTTTACAGAGATGATGACCGAAATAGTTCTGCTTATCCTTCTCAAAGTGGTGATGAACCTGATTTCTTCGCTAAGTTTGAACTACCTGCTGGACGACAATCAGCCGTTGATTATTTAACTCAAATAAACCGACAAAGAGATAATGAAATGCTCAGAGCATCACTTACTGATGACCTTGAGGAATACGATGAAACCATTGGACTAGCAGATGATATTTTAGGTAGAGGCAGAGGAAGCAGAAGATTAAAAAGGCTTGAAAAGGTTTATTCTGCTTCCAGAAAGAAAGCAAGTAAAATGTTAGAAGAACAAGGTCTCATCACCCAAGACAACTTCGTCACTCTTATTTTGTCGCTCGTCAAAATCACTCGCTCTATTGATATTCTTATTAATTCTCGTATCAGACCTGCCATTAAGTTTCTCAGTAATGAAATGTATAGAACTTTGGTTGCTTTAAGAGAAAGCATTAGCAAAAGTTGGGACAAAATTAGACGACCTTTCCTCAGCAAAATTGGAATGGATGTTTTTGAAAATGCTCTACGTGCTGATAATGGTGAATACGAGGATAGTATTTTGAGTTCTTGGAACAAAGAACGAGAAAAATTAGTATTGGATTTAACTGTTATTATTAACAACCGAGTTGTTCAAATACCTGAACCAGCAATTGCTCAACCACCTTCTTCCCCAGAGGGAGCAGGTCGCTTTCCTGTGAGGTTAGTCGGTAGCGGACGCAATTTCTACGGCGAACTCATTAATGACACCAAAGATATACCTTCTATCCAAATGTCTTACAGAGACTGTCCTACTAAATATCTTCTCTAATAAGCAATTAATAGAGATTGGGACAAAATAGGAGTTAACAGGTTCGGTTGTATCTGATGGTTCGTATAGAAACTTTTGGATAAGGATGTCCTTTTGTCCCTTTGTCCCAATCTCTCAAAAGCAATTAATAGAGAACTTTTTAACCACTTTTATTGTAATTTTTTATATATTATTATAATAAATGCTTGATTTATTTGAAACCAAACAAATAGAGGATTTTAGTAAGAAAATCAGAGATGTATTTAACCTTTTAACTATCAGTCGCAAATACCGAGTTGTAGGTTCTGCTAATTTACGAAACATTCGCTACGTTGCCGATTACGACTTGAATGAACTATATAAAAAAGACTTGGACAGCAAAAATGCTTTAGATGTTATTTACCAATTATTCAAAGAAAAGTTTCAACGTGCCGAAAAAGACCCCAACACTTTTATTACTGACCTCAAATGCGGATTAGATGACAACGGAGAACCTCTACGATGGAACAAAGACGATATAAAAAAAGGATACAAAATCAGTAGCAAAAATGGGAGGCAAATACCCTTTCAAGAATGTATCTTACGTAAAACCACTTTCAAAATGGACGTTATTCAAATAATAGATGGGGTATTTACCGAGTTCAGTGATAATTATTATATCAAAATCGGCAATGAAAGCAACTTTGACCCACACGATGTATCCAGAGACCACTTATTAAATAGTTTAAAAAAATCTTACGATGAATATTTTTATTCGTATCAAAATCTATTCAAAGGATTAAAAAGGGCATTTTCTTATTACTTGATGGAAGGGGAAGAAAAAAACAGATTTGTCTTGGAGAAATTATTGCGTTTTTTTAATTCGCCTGTTGGATTATTATATAAAATTAAAGGACACATTGCCACAATTGGATTAGTGATTGAAAATAAAAACGGATTTCGCAAACCAAAAATCCACGACATCAAAAAAAACATTCAAATTATTTTGAGTGACCTTAATGCGTTTGATATACCCGCACTTAAACATCTCAAAAACGCTTATAGAGCAAAAACAAACAAGCAAATAGAAAAACACTTGGTAAA